TTTCTTGCGTACTTCATCGCTATAATATTATCTGCAAAGTACTTAGGAAATACCTTTCGAAGACCTTCAGCAGAATAATTTAGATTCTCAGTAACAAATTGGAAGTTACCTGACTCATGCGCAATTTGTGCTAGAAAGTGAGCAAGATGTAAAGGATTTTTAATGTCGTACTTATCGACAACTTGTAGCATGTAAGAAGATGCCGCTTTTGGTAATTTTGTTGCTAAATTTGATGTGTTCATTTTTTTTCTTCTTGAGTTGCGTATTTAATTCCCATAATTGTGCCAACAATGGAGAAGGCATTTGTTAATAAAACTGAAAACATGTTTGACCATGTTGAACCAATAATTTGCGTGTCTTTATTTGATAGTATAGCGAATGAATACATCACAGTAGTGATAAAACCTACACTCATTATCACAAATAAAGCAGACTTTACGATAACCTTAATTAACTCGTTTTGACTTTTCTTAATAGTAGCGTCTAAGTCATTTAATGCTGCATCCTTTTCAATTTCGATTGCTGCCTTTAATTTATTTGAGTTTTCCAACTCTGCTTTTATATTTTGAGATAGTTCCTCAATCTTATTCTTACTTTCAATAGTTTGGCTGATATCAGTAGCGATCTTCATGATCTTTGTTATTTCACCGACCTCATTAAAGATAGGATTATAAGTCGCTTGTAAATAGATAGGACTTCCGTCTATTTTTCTTCTTTCAAATTCACCTTCAAAAAACTTTCCTTCACGTAGAGTTTCCCAAAACTTTGTATACTCATCTGATTTAGAGTATTCGTAACTAACAAAAATAGAATGATGTTTCCCAATTAATTTATTGTGTTCATCTTCAGCTAATCCCATAGCTTTTAAAAAAATAACATTCACTCCAAGAATAAAACCATTCAAGTCAAAGTAAATAATCGCATTGCTACGATTAATCGCCTCCATTCGGCTCAATAGTTCTTCCTTGCTAAGGTTCTTCATTCTTCACTATTAGGCTTTTTAAATATCTTTTCAGCTGCGCTAATTCCAAGTGCAGCAGCAGACAAAGCAGCTACCGAGTAAACCAAAGCCTCAGAAGGTTCATTAACTGCATCGTGGTTAGCATAAAGCGTGTAGCAAAGAGCAATAGCACTAAATACACCTACAAATCTTTTGCTTGACGCCTCTCCGTTTTCGGATAGGAATCCTTTTGACCATTCAAAAAACTTTTTCATAACTTCTTAAATATTTTGCGCCAGATATTTTTAACATCATTTAAAAAAAACTCACTTTTTTTAATTTGCTCCCAAAGTTTAATTATCAAACCTAGAAAAGTCAAAATTAAAATTAGGAATTTAAGGGTTTCATTAATGTTCATTATCGAAGTAACCGCCCCTATAACGCCTAAACCTAATACCTGTTCAAATGGTGGAATATTACTCATTTACGTAATTGTTTTTTTTAGGAATAGCTCAATGAATGTTGGGTATGATTCGCTTGACTTAAAGTCAAGATCATCGATTGAGAAAGAGAAATCTTTAAAGTCAATCTCTTCATCAAACAGCTCTGCTCTATCGGTACTGTAGTTGATAAATGCCTCACTCTCAAAGAATTCTTTTGTTTGCTCTGGCTCTGTCTCTCCAAAGTACTTCTTAAATAACTCCTTCTCAGACTCAGTAAGTTGTTCAATTTCTTTTTCAACTTCTTTAGAAAGTTTTGAAAGATGATACTTAGCCTTGAAATGAATTTCCTGCAAAAGCAGTCCCTTATAGAAAACTTGTCCAGTTGTCCGATCAGACAACCCATTAAGCTCTTGCCTTAAGAGCACTAGGTCTTTTAATTTGAGTTTCATAAGAATTAGATTTTTGACAAATATACTACTATTTTTTATTCTGCACCAACTTCTGGCTCAGGAGTTGGCTCAGGTGCAGGAGGCACTGGTGGAACATAGTCACCTGTGATAGTTAGGTTCAGCTGACCTGCAACCCAGTCATAGGCATAATCATTTGTCTGCCATGCTTGATAGTCCTCTCCAGTCATAGTAAGATTCCCTTGAGCAAGTTGCTGTTGAGCATCACTCAATATAGAATAGTAAAATGTTCCTGAGGTACTTAGATTGTCATTAATGCAATATGCATTTAGAATAGTTCCTTCATCTTGGGTTCCATTTACCCAAATGAAAATTGGCTCAATTGTCTTCATTGTTATTTTGTTTAAGCGTAAATATAAATAGTTTTATTTTTTCTTGCTCCTGATAAATATCTTGCCATATTCCTATGGTTTAAATCATACAAATCAGTAAGTTCTTTTAAGCAATAATAAAAAACTCCTGATTGAGTATCTAGTACTAGTTTAGCCTTATTTGATTTATCTCCCTTCTGAGCTTCAGACATTTTTTTTCTAGATTCTAAAGATGCTTTTCTTCCGTAGTTTGGATTTTCCTTTCCTTTTTTTTGACTACCAGATCTCAACATCTTCATTCTTTCAATGGTCTCCTTAGAATACTTATGTCCTTTTGAGCTCACTGCATTCTTATTAAGATTGCAACACTTATCATCATCAAAATGTAAATCTAAATAATGCTGCTCTCTAGAATTCAAATCATCATATAAACATTCTTCCAATATTTCAAATGAAGGCATACCATACTTGTTGTAAACGCTTTGAATAAATCCACTTTTATTCTTGTTGTTAATCATCAAGTACTTATGGCGATTAAATCTATTCTGAATATCAATAGACTGACCTATATAAAAATACCCTGATTCTTCCCAGCTCAATTTATATATGCCTAGCTTTTTCATTTGTTTCTTAGTTTATCTATTTCTTGTTTGAGTTCCTTAATTGCTGCAATTAGTATAGGGGTGAGCTTAGAGTAGTCTACCTCTTGCATTTCTGCTCCATCCTTTTCTCCTGTCACAAGATATGGAAGTATCTCCTGTATCTCGTGTGCTATGAATCCATCCTGTACAGTCTTAGAATTTTTGTACTTAAAGTTAACAGGATTTAATTTCATTACTTTCTCTAGTGGATTATCAATAGCTCTTACTTGCTCTTTCAATCTGTAGTCAGAAGAAGTATTGTATGCAGTATTTGACCCATCAGTTGAGATTGACCCAACGAATCCACCATTGTAACTGAATCTTATGATAGACCCTGTTACTCCACTTAATCCTACTACCATTGCTGTAGATGTACTGCTCTTTATAAACTGAGCATTACCTACAAGATTTAGTGTATATCCTGCATCCGTTGTGGTTCCAATTAGTACGTTGCCGCTTGTAGGAATAATAGTCATTGCTGTTAGAGCGTAACTAGATATAGAAAAATTGCCACTACTAGCTTGTCTTCCAACACTCCAATAAGGAGTTCCTGCATCTCCAAAAGCTATAGTTGCTGCTGAGCCAAATGCTACTCCTACACGTATTGTACTATTAACATTTAATTCAGAGCCTAAATTAGTTGTCGTTCCAATCAGCACGTTTCCGCCTGAGGTGATGCGCATTCGTTCAGCACTTGCTGATCCATTCCATGTATGAAACTGTAAATTAGCTGCCCCATCCCCTGCGTTTTCGTTTACTGCTAATATTCTAGCATTTCTTGTGCCTGCTCCACTTGCACCCGCATCTGTTAAAAATGAAATTTCAGCTGTATTTCCTAAAGTGGAGGATGCAGGGTTATCAATTACAACTTGACCACCTACTCCTCCAGCTGAAGATCTGGCTACATGGAATATTGCATCTGGACTAGTGGTACCTATACCAACATTACCACCTGAGGTGATGCGCATTCTTATAGAGCCACTAGTTTCAAATGTTTGGTGATTGTAATTTGAAAATAATAAGGGAGAACTATTCCAAGTTCTAATAACTCCAGTAGTTCCATCATAACCAATTTGTAAAGACCCAACGCTTGTAGTAGTAGGATTTGATAATCCTGTGCTAGTTATGCCTCCAGCTACATTTAATTGGTCAATTGGGTCATTTGTTCCTATACCAATTCTACCTGTAAAAGTAATTCTCATCCTCTCAGTACCAGCCATTGGATAAACATCTCCTGCGCTATATACTGTTGGTGATGTGTGGAATGTAATCCCTTCTGAATAGTACATCTTAATCATAGAGGTGTACCATCCACTATTAACCACGTTCACTTGATTAGCTACAGAAGCACTTGCACGTACATTGTGTCCAAGTATTCCCATTGCTCCTGATATTGTCTGACTATAGAAATTGTAATCTGAAATATTTAACCCAACATGACCAAGGGTTAAAGTATTAGCATATACATTACCATTAACATTTAGCTTAAAGCCTGAGTCCGTTGTCGTTCCAATCAGCACGTTGCCTCCGCTTTGGTTTAAAACTAAAGGTCTAAATGCAACATTTTGTTCTACTGCTTGAATCCTTCCATATCCATCTGAATGATATCCTAAAATTAATTGTTGATTTGTATTTGATGCCCTTCTTATATTAAATTGCTCGTTTCCAGAGTCTGCGGTTATTGTAATTCTTCCACCTGTATCTAAAGTACTTGAGAAGGTAGCAGCTCCAGCATATAATCCTGCGTACGCATTTCCATCTGTTAATAAAGTAAAAGATGTTGCATTATCAGAACCATATTGTATCCTCCTATATCCCGCAATACTGCCTAATCCTAATCCATTTGTATCATTACTTCTAATCGTTCCGTTTACGTTTAGTTTTGCTCCGTTGTCCGTTGTAGTTCCAATTAGCACGTTGCCGCCTGAGGTAATACGCATTCGTTCTGAGCTACCACCTCTAAATATTTGAGCGCCTGAATTTTCAATTGCAAAGTCAACGCCTCCTGTTCCAAGTGTATATAAATAAGTCAAGTTGGCTCCGCTTGTTGATAATACAAGTGAGGAACCGCTTCCGTTAATATGTAAACCAGTATACCCACCGCCAGCAACTTGCGGAGAAGTTGTCCCAATCCCAACGTTGCCTGTGTTTGTCACAACTAATTTATTAGAAAAACCACCGCTTGGAGTTTGAACTTGAAAATCTCCATTGTTACCACCTAGAAAAACAGAATTTCCAGAGGCATCCAATAGTTGCATAAATACCCCATTACTCCCAGTTCTTTGCACTACTAAATTAGTAGAACCTGACGCACTAAACCGCCCAGTTCCGTTAACATCTAACTTAAAGCCAGCGTCTGTGGTTGTTCCAATTGCTACATTTCCACTAGGATTAATTATGATATCATTCAAAGAAGCATCTCTACCAACTCTAATTCCAACAACACTTGAGTTTGAACCAAAGGTAGCATATCCTCCAGTTAAATTCATTAAAGCACTACCGCCTTGTACTTCAGTAGAACTATATATTTTACCGTTTACATCTAATTTAAAACTTGGCGAACTTGTCCCAATCCCAATGTTGCCTCCGCTGGTAATGCGCATTCGTTCGGTGTCGTTGGTAATAAATCTAAAGTAATGGTTTGTTGTAGTTCCAACAAGTGAGCCGATACCATCATAGCCAAGAAAAGTTCTTACTCCACCATCAACTTGAGTAATATAACCACCACTAACCTGCAATCGTTGACCAATATCCGTTGTTGTTCCGACAAGTAGGTTGCCGCCGCTGGTTAGGGTCATTGATGGAGTTGAAAACCCAATCTGAAATGATATATTTTGAGGTGAACGTAGGGTTAAAATATTACTACTTGAAGAAGCAAATATTCCACTTGCATAATTTCCTGACCCATTAAAAAACCAACCTCCATTTTGAGAGGTAAAGTTATCAGTTCCACTTATAAGAATTCCAGCACCACCTTCTTGAACAATACTATTCCCAATCGTTGTACTTCCTGTAAACTTAGGCAAGTAGTTAGTTGTCCCTGTTCCAGTTACTGGGTTAGTTAAAGCGTTTTGCTTGTTGTTAAAGGTACTCCAATCAGTACTAGATAGGAATCCATTCTGAGAACCACTTGCTTGTTGGATTGTAATATTTGGCGTTGTACCTCCGCTAGACGCTAACGGACTTGACGCAGTTACCGCGGTAACATAAGTTCCTGCCGCTTGGTACTGAGGAATGTTTAATGTAGCACCTATCAATGTAGCCGCTCCACTTGTGCCTGTAGTGGTAAGTGTAATTGTGTTCTGCTTGCTATTAAATGTACTCCAATCAGCTGCACTTAATACACCTCGGTTACTAGCTGACGCTGTAGGTACGTTTAAGGTAATTACAGGGGTCGTAGTGCCATTAGCAACTGAAGATGATAGGTCAGTACCACTTGTGCCTAAAGTCAAAGCAGCAACGCTTGTAACGGTTCCAACACTATACGTACGGTCAACGGATAAATCTTGAGTTGTACCATTAATCGTAATCGTTCTGCTAGTAGGTACCCCACCTAATCCACTCAGGGTATAGGTAGGTACGTTCAACACGTTAGATATAAATGTTGATGAGCCGCTGCTTCCTGTAGTAGTCAAGCTTATTGTAGCCTGCTTGTTGTTAAATGTAGTCCAATCAGCACTACTCAAGGCACCTCTATTAATAGCACTTGCAGTCGGGAGATTAAAGGTATGCGTATCAACTGAACTTACAATATTGAAGTCAGTTCCACTTGTTCCTGTAGTAAGGTATTGAACCTGCTTAGTAATCCCATTAAGCGCAGTTAATCCTGTAGTAAATGTTGTAATAACCTGACACAGGTGACTATTCTCAGTATGCAAGGTTATTGTTCTGCCTGCATTGGTAACATATATTCTAATAGCAAGCCTATCAGTAGCAGCCAATACAGTCTCAGGAACACCTAGTGTTGAAAAGTAAGGATTAATTGTAGTCCCTAAAGATATTAGCTCAGGGTTTGTAGAATTGCTAGCAATCAAAGTAAATGTAGTGCCATCATACTTGTACAACTCTACATAGAATGTTGGACTACCTCCACCTGATGAAGCAGAAAAATAAAACTCAAGGTTCCAGTTACCTCCAGGAATTAGTAGTAAATCAGGATCATTAGCATCAGTAATAAACTGAGCAATGTATCCATTTGTATTAATATTAAAGTCAGTACCTGCTCCAAATATTGGAACCTTATTCATCTCATAATAAGTATTCCCAACAAATGTCCCTTGATTTACTGAACCATTTAGGTAGTAAGATACAGAGGATCCTCCGCCTCCTCCTCCACCAGGGAAGTCTCCTAGAGTACCATCACCTCTAACATACTGCGCTGCTGTACCTGCACCTACAACAGTAAGTGTACCAGTACTTGTAACAGGGCTATTCGATACAGTAAAAGCAGGAGGCATACTAAGACCTACTGAAGTAACTGTACCTCCTGTAAGTTGACTTAATGTAGCAAACTCATTTGAGTTAACTGCATTGCTACCAATAACTCTTCCATTAAAATTAGCAACAACCCCTGATGGTAAACTAGCAATAGCTCCTGTTACAGCATTTACTAATCCAGTATTATAACCGACAAGAATGCTTTCTGAGAACTGCTGTACGCCTGTATTGTAAGCATACACAGGATATCTGCCTGTAGGATTGTTGCTGTAGTAATCAAGCAAATTTGCGTTTACAGATGAACTAATAAGTCTTTCACCTGTAACAAGAACTCCTCTAAAAAATGATAATGGAGTTACACTGTAACCTACACCATCTCTATTGAATGTATTTACGAAACTCCATGTAGCCTCACCGCTTGGGACTAGCTCATTTTGATTGTAAGCTACCTTCAAGCCATAAAGAGTGTCTGTACCTATCTTAAAGTTAAGTACGTCTCCTGACCTAACTATAGTCTTTAGACCTGTTATAGTTTGATCAGTAGCAATAGTTACATAGTCACCAGCTGGCTGTTTATTGTTAAATGTATTCCAGTCTGTAGAAGAAAGGTATCCATCAGTTGATGCGCTAGATTGTGTTATTCCAATAGTTCCAGATCCAGTAATAATACCTCCTGTAATTGGCCCATTCGTTGAAATACTTGTAACTGTACCTACACTCCAAGTCCTGTCAGCACTCAGGTCATAAGTTACTCCATTAATTGTTAACTGTCTAGTTCTGTATGCGTATCTAGTATCTCCCCAAGTAGTATCAAATGAGATGTTTACATCTGAAGACAAGTTGCCCCCACCAGTAAGTCCAGTACCAGCATTAATTGATCTAGTAGTTGGTACATATTGGCTAGTATCAACAGACCCATCAGCTTTCAAAAACTGAGAAGATGTGCCTCCAGCCTTAATAAATGAGTTAGCTGTAATGTTATTTGAACCAAGGTTGACGTTAGCGTTTGCTCCAGTGTAAGGGACAAACTTATTGTCAGACTCAGTCTTTGTGTAAGCATCAGTAATACCATATCCACTTAGTGTAGTAGGAGTACCAGTGATCTTTGACCAGTTAATTGAAGAAATTGAATCGCTTGAAATAAGTCCAAACAATAGATTTCCAGATGATCTTAAAAGAACATGACCGTCAGTACTTGCCTGTATATCAGCAGGATCTCCAGTACTGTTAGCAGCACGTCCTATTACAGACGTTCCTACGCTGTTTCTAAGCTTCGAATCTGTTACAGAGTTATCTGATATGGTCGTAGAAATGGACGTCTTACCGCTGCCCGTAACGTCTCCAGAGAGCGTTATAGTTTGGTTCTCCAAAAGAAATGGAGGAACGCCAGTAATTTTTGAAAATGCAAGGCTATTAATCCATGTTGGATTATCATAAGCCTGAGAAAGTCTAGGGTAAAAAGATTGATAGTCAGCCTCTAAAGATAAAATAGCTCCGATTCTACCAAACACGCTAGTTACAGCGTCAGTGTTATCTACCTTCTCCCAGTAAGACCCATTAGATATAATCCAGTCACCAACTTGAAAATCAATACCACCAAATACTCCAGCAACAGAAACAACATAGTAGTGTCCCTTTTCTTCTGGAACTAAAAAATTTAGAGTTGGAGTATTAGTAAGCGCATTCCACGTACCCATGTACTGAACCTGACCAATAATTGAATCAGGAATCTGAGACAATGGAACCTTACCACCTGCATCTAGAGAAGCAACCCCGTTAGCAACTCCAACAGAGGTCTTATCAACCTTAAGAGCAAGTAAAATATCTATCTCAGCATCTAAGTTAGATATAGCAGTATTTAACTGACCAAGTGTTGCAGACTCAGTTGTAAGAACAGCTGGAGGATGAATAATTCTTCTTGAACTAGTAATAGACTGGCCCAAGTCATTTGGAATAACAAAAATGTTTTCTCCTTCGGAAATAACTCTAAGTGCGTCAGCACCCAAGCTAGTGGTTTCTATTACAGCTCCGTTAAAGGCATAAATAGTTCCTCCTACAGCAAGGCGATAACCCATCGCATTCACGCCTCCAATTACGATGTTTGAACCGTCTTGGAAAATCTGTGAGTTACCTATTGAGTTATTTGATGTAAAAACAGGAACATAACCTGCGTTACCAGATCCCTTTATATAGCCATCAAAAATATCAGATACACTAATTCTAATGTTCTGTTCTTCTGTATAACCTACAATAAAGTCTAGATCGCCAGGATCGCTTACTAATAGAAAGTCCGAAAATCTCATCCGATGATTATTCCAATTACAATTACCATAATGCTATAATGTTTAGAGCTGAGGTACCACTAGCCCATACCTTAATAACCTGAACTGGAACAAATGTTCCACTCACGATACCAGTAAAGGTCACATCGTCACCACCAGCGGTAGTAACTCTTAAAGTACCTCCAGTTCCAACATACAAAACACAGCCTTTATTATCTAGGCCATCCTGGTTTGCAATATTAGGAATATCAACAGTATTACTTGGTGTAACAGCAGCAGCTCTAGCTGCTTGTAATTTTTGTACTGCCATTTTCTTGTTGTTTAAAAGGAAATAACTCGTTTAACTTAGCTTTTCTAGCAGCACAACCACAATCTTTCTTACCAGCAACTTTTTTTACTACATAAGAAATACCTGTTGAGCTAACTACCTTTTCAACTACGTCTCCGAGTCCTTCCATGGTTAATTATTTTTTACTTTTACCAGCTTTAGAAAGAGCAATAGCAATAGCTTGCTTTCTAGGCTTACCAGCCTTAATCTCTTTTCTTATATTTTCACTAATCACTTTTTGTGATTTTCCAGACTTTAATGGCATAGCTAAATGTTTTGACAAATATACAACTTTTTACCTCTTCTTGTTCTTGTGTAGACCATGAGAAGCATATTGTTTCCCAGATTTTGTTGCCTCTCTTTTCTCTTTATTAGCCATGGCAAGCTTTGCTCTACCAGATGGTGTAGACTTTAACTTAGAAATAGTGGCAGAAGGTGCATAAACCTCACCAGTCTCCTTAGAAGGTTTTCCGCTAGGAGTTCTCCACTTCTGATTTGTCCACCTATCTAGACTTTTTTGTGACTTTGCCTTTGCCATTATTTTTTCTGGTAACTACAATTCTTCTATTTTTCTCAGTTACTTCCATTCCAGCGTTCTCAGCCTGTCTTTTTATGGAATTATATTTCTCTAAAGCAGTAAGTCTTTTCATTTTTTATATCCTCCACCTTTTTTCTTGTACTCACTTGCAAGAAGCTGTGCCTTTCGAGCCGACCACTCCCCAGGATCACCACCTTTGCTTCCAGCCTTGATCTTTTCGAACAAAGCCTTCCTCATTGTTGGCTTAGTATAGTTGCCAGCTGAGTTAACAGTAGATTTCTTTTTCATCACCATTTTACCTTATCTGCCCAATAAGCTGCTGACATTGGTCCTTTTGCAATATTTTTACTATGTCTTGCCTTAAAAGACGCTCTTTTCTTCTTCATAGCCTCAGACTCTCCAGCCTTCGGTTTGCCAGCAGTCTTAGCTCCCTGCTCACCAAAACGGATAACTTTCTCCTTTCCAGCAGAGCAAGCCTTGACAACGTGTGATTTTTTAGGATGTGATGGTGTTCTCTGTGGAGAGTTACACTTCATCTCACTTTTTCTTACCATAACCAAGAGCTTCTTTAGTCTTAACCATGGCAAGTGCCTCAATTACAGCTTCGGCTAGCTCTTCTTTCTTATCGTTTGCCTTCTTGACCTGAATACATTTCTCGATTCCAGTCATACTTAGTGTTGGTCTCTTCATAATTTTTTTTAGCTTTACTGCAAATATACGAATATGAATTCATTCAAAAGGAGAGCAAAAAGAGTTTGGGATAAAGAAAACATCCCAATCAGAAATATCAAGCGTCCAATATACGACAGAAGACACCCAGAGCACGACTACCTAAAGTACTGGAGGGTAATACGTTACTGGACACTACGCAAGTATAATCTAAAAAGTCAGGATCTAGACATGCTCCTGTTTCTGTACAGCGAGGGTTATTTTGACAACGAAAGATTTGAGGAGTACAACAACGTACTGAGCTGGGACATCGATAGATTTAGAAGGCTCCTAGAGAATGGATGGATTCACGTCTGGCGTGAAAAGACATACAACTCTAGGGCCCTCTATGAAATTACTGAAAAGGGTAGGAGAGCAGTGAACCCAAAGACGTCAGGAGATTCAAGAACAACGACAACGTCTCGCTCAAGTATTACAGTCAAAACCTCTCCAGCAATAATCATCTCATGAGAAGCAAACTTGTCATAGTAGATAAACTCGCCATCGTTGACCGACTTAACATCGTCACCAACCTTGACAATTTCACCTATACCATAGCGCATTTTATTTTTGTCATCAGCTGACAGTAGAAGCCCGACTTGTGTTCGGGCTTCTTTTTCTATTTTTCTGATTACCAGATACTTACCTATTGGTCTCATTTGCGATTATTGCGTTTGTAGTTAAAATTGTAGTCGCCACGGAGATGGCGTTTTTCAAAGCGGTCTTTGTAACCTTAAGTGGATCAACAATACCCATGTCGAACATGTTACCGATCTCGTTGGTCTTAACATTAATACCCTCGTTACCTGACGTATCTCGAAGCATCCCAAGGATAAACTCGCTATCTAGGTCCGCATTTTTAATAATTTGGTTGAACGGAGCCTGGATTGCATTCACAAAGCACTCAACAACCCTGTTGTTATAGCTTTCATTCAGCAGCTGCTGACCGATTCGGTATAGAGCGAGACCCCCACCTGCCACAATGCCTTCCTCCATGGCTGACTGCACCGCACAGACTGAGTCATCGACCCGATCGTACAACTCCTTTTGCTCAACGTCCGAGTTACCGCCCACGTGGATGATACCAACACCGCCAGTCAAGTACGAAATGCGCTCCTTGATGAAGTCTCTGTCCTGCTTTTTGTTCGCCTGGTCGTGCGCCTGCTTCAACTCGCTCACCAAAATCTCCAACGCCTCTGTGTTGTCGGTCTTTGGATCTGGAACCAAGACAGTCTTGTCTCTCGATACCACTACTTTTGACGCGAAGCCAAGGTCATCGAAGCCAATTAGTGCAGTGTCATCGCCTGACATCTGGCTGAAGAACCGTCCGCCTGTCGCAACCGCAAGGTCTTGCATCAACTCGTGCTGCTTGTAGCCAAACTGAGGTGGCTCAACGATGCAGTACTTCAAGTTATTCTTCAACACATTCGCTGCGATCGTATTTGTAAAGTTCGCAGAGCATGGTGCAACGATCAACAAAGGCTTCCGACTGTCAATCACTGGCGCAAGTGCGTTCTGGATCTGTGTGATGCTCGACAGCTCGATGTCTGTCATCAAGATGTAGCAGTCCTCAGCCACGTACTCGTCATTCTTCTGGTTGTTCACGAACAATTTGTTCGTATACCCACGATCCATGCGGATACCCTTGATTACCTCAGCGTAGGTCTCCGTAGTCATCGACTTCTCAACCGTCACCACACCGTTCTTCCCGATCTTCTTGTACGTGTCAGCGATTAGCTTCCCAATATGTCTGTCGTTGTTGGCAGAAATTGTCGCAATGTCCTCGATCCAACGCTTAGTTGTCCGAACTGCCATCTTGGCAAGCAAGCCCTCAGTCCTCTCTGACAGCTCGTTGATCTTCTTGACAGTCCCCCAGTCAGCGTTCAACGCCATCCCACCCTCAACTAGGGCCTCGGTTATCACCACCGCAGTGGTTGTCCCATCGCCTGCCGTCATCGCAGTCCTCTCACTGGCCTCACGAACGATTCGAACAGCCATGTTCTCCACTGGATCGTTCAAGTGAATGCTCTTCGCAACTGTAACACCGTCCTTTGTGATTGTTAGACCACGAGTGTGACTCGGAGAGTCAATGATCACCGTCTTACCACTCGGTCCAAGAGTGCTCTTCACAGCACTCGACATGGTCTTGACACCACGTAGTAGTTTGTCACGACCTTCTTGGTCAAAGTAAACTTCCATAGATTAGATTTTTAGTTCATGGCAAATATACAAACCCTATGCCAATAAACAAGCATGACAGAAATGTCAGAAAAAACGTCCGTATATATATATATATGTACGATATGTATAAATAGATATTTTTTTTTATTTATTTTAAAGATAAAATGCGCATTTTGAGCATCTCTCTAAGTATCAGCGACTTAACTAACACTTTTTCGACATTTTGCCAGTTTTCATTTACACTTTTTGTCAGAAATAAGCACTTTTTGGGTTATACCCCCAGAAATCACGTGGCGGCCCCAGGTGGAAAACGATCCAAAAATGGCATGGGGGGCTGCAACATGGTTGCATTTACGGCACTTTTTTGGCTTTTTTCCGTGCAACATGGTTGCATAAAGGCCTCTTTTGACACGGATTGTGTCGATATTTTAGGCATTTGTGTCGATTTTGTGTCGGTCGCGTGTCGCTTTTCCCAGCATTTTTGTTACGAATCTATGACAATTAGTGACAAAGTTGCCTAAGCAAATATGCAGATACGCAATGTCCGTGCGTGCATAATCGCCTATGCAAATATGCAGATAAGCAGTTATTGACCGCGAGTCAACTTACTCAACTGACGCAATAATGACGCAATTGAACGCGGGTCAAAAATGTGCGAAAAGACTTTTTGAACGTCAGTCAACTATTCCCTCACGCGTGCGCGCGCAATTCCTTTATGGGATTTTTAATTAGACATACTCAGAGATTGCTTTATCCCTCCATTATCTTTTAAGAATCAAAAAATCAACAAATTTCGGATAATGAAATTACAACTTACTGATTTACAATGCATTACAAAGGAAAATTAGGGCATTTCCTCCATAGTGTTCATTTTCGGACAAAAGTGATCGATATCGGACATTTTTCATGCATTTTGGCCTGATGTTGCTCACCAAGGCAATTTAGACCATGGATATCCAACCGACCTAGATTGAAAATTTTCTCCCTGATTATCAAGCAGTTACAAGAAAGTTGAAAAAAATATTTGCATGAAATTTGGAATTCTGATGCCCCTCCCCCCATCTTTGAATCATCAACAACGGCACACGGCCTTGAAGTTCTTTGACATGCTGAAATACGCCCACTGGGTGTGACACAATACAAGTGTATAACATGACCTGTAGAGTAACCTGACGGCTAGGGTAACAGGGACGGATTAAAACATAGCATTAGACATCGAATGATGAATCGTAAGGTAGCATCCAATTAAGCGTTATACCTAGATGTCCAATGTATACATCCCCTACACTATGGGTGTGGCATTCGATTGCGATAGGGGACAAACCTAAACTTAAACAACAAAAAACATGACAACTTTAAACAATGTAACAAGTATTGAAGAGTTAAAAACTTTTGTTTTATCATCTGATTACTTAACGAGTGTAGTAGGAATCGAAAGTGATTGCACAAGAGATGAGTTCATAAAGGCAGTTGCAGGACTTAAAAAAGAGTTAGCAATCCAATATAAGATGAGAGACCTTTGGTTTGAGGAATATGAAAGAACTAACAAATTTTAACTAAATAAAATTAAATAATCAAAATGCCCCCTCACGGGGGCTTTACTTTAAACTAAAAAATCATGAGCGATAACACAAAATCATGGGTAATCACAATTGTAATCTTAGCCATTGCAATCACAATTGGTACTTTCTTCGGAATTGAATTAGAAAAAACTATCTGGTAATCTAAACAAACAAAATCATGAATACAATACAAGAAGTTAGAAATCAAGTTTTTTCTTGTGAAAGGCTAACATTTTTAGTTGGATTGGACTCTAATTGTACAAATCAAGAGTTAATAAAAGCGATAGCCAATCTAGACCAAGAGATAGGCTTTAGAGACCAAGTTATTTCAATGACTATTAAAATTATTTTGAACCACATGGAAAAAAACGAACCATTACCTTGGTAAATTAAAGGTTAACTGATGAGGATTTAATATCCGAAACGCCTTCGGGCGTCTTAACCAAAACCTAAACACACACATCATGGAAACTTTAGAATTCACTTTGTCCCGAGTAATTTTCCTAGCAAAAAACTATGGCGGAAGTCAGCCTAGTTTTAGAATTTCTAAATGCAAAAATCATGTAGAAATAACAGATTCATCCTCTGGATTTTTAAAGATTTTAATGTCGGATGATAAGGTCATGGCACACTTTCATGGTGGAGTAATACATGTTGAATATTTCAAATAACAGGTTAACTGACGAGTCCTAAAAGGACGAAACCAGCCTACGGGTTGGTCTTAACCTAAACAAATTAATCATGGAAAATCAAAAATCTTTTACCTACAATGAGGCGGTTGGAAAGTCAATTGTTTGGGCATCTTACGCTCATAACTTCTCAGAAGAACGAATCAAAGAAATTGGATACAATCCAAGCAATGACTTGTCTTATATTGAACTTGAAAATGGCATTTTTATTTGCTCAAGTAGTGGGCGTGATGCTTTTTATCAGATTAGAGATAAAAAGGAATTGATGTTTTCTCAATATTCAACGAATACATGGGAAGGATGGAGAAGGATTACTGAATTAAATAATTTCTTACTAAACGAATTTTAATTTATGCTACAAGACTTAATCATCATCGCAATTGGAACGGCATTAGTATTTGCCTTTGGTTTTATTTATTCACTAATCACAGAAAAGAAATGATAACTATCAACATCGGATTAAACAATAATCCACTTAACCTAGAGCAAGTAGCAAAATTACTTAACCAATTCAAACTATTCGGACTTAACGACTACGCTGAGAAGTTAGGTGAGTATGTAGGTGCTGACGAACCGACATTTGTTGGCGAGTTGGATTTCATTACCGCTAATCATGTGGAGGCGTTGTGCGAAATCATGACACAAGACTGCATCGCAATTTACAACCATGACACGGAGGTTGGCGAGTTGGTTTACAACCCATTGTACGAAGGGGATAAGTACACATTCGATCCGAAATACTTTTTATTCTTATGAGACTTAGAGACTGGTATACCACTAATTTCCAAAGTGACGAACTTGGAATTGAGATAGATGCTACGGCAACATTTGACGGGCTATTCGAGACATTGGATAGACGAAGAGATGTATACGAATACATCGGAGTTCATGACTCCGTAGTACGGGAGAGATTGTTTGAAAAGTTAGCGGAGTTGGCTGAGATGCCTTACTCATACATCTATGACCAATGGTTATTATGAGAGGGTATTCGGTAGTAATTGACTGGCAGAGTAACAAGTTGACATGGCGTACCGCTCGAATGAGAGTGGTCGCCACAACTGAAGACGAGGCAACTGAGGTTGCATTAAATAAATTAAAAAGTAGAAAAGATTTTAACAGATACATTCAAATTTCAACACTATGCGAAACACTGCAATAAAAATTATTTGGACAATCATTGCATTTATTCCGATGCTAATTTTCGGGTACATGGTAGGTTTATTCCTAATGAAATAACCCAACTTGGAGCATGGGCAGATTCGATTTCTGCCTTGGGTTCTCACTTAAACAATTTAATTATGAATGTAATAGTAAACAGAGGAGGCTACGGCTTCGGTCACACATGGACTTTGGAAGTTTATGGTAAGCAGTACTACCTTGGACAAGATGTCAAGTTTTGCTCAAGGGTACTTGGTATGTCACCCAGTGATGTGGTGAGTGCAATCGGAACGAATCGTTTGGATACGGATGAGGGTACAAAGGCATTGGCTAGGTTCATTGTCGTAGAGTTAGGTATTAAGAAATCATCAAAGATAGAACCATGGGGATTATGCTCAGAGTAAAGGTAGACATGCGAAGTATTTATGGAACTTACTTCACACAGGTAAAAGAGTTCAAGGATAACAACCACTTAGAGAACTGGCTCAAGTGGATGGATAGTAATCAAGACAGAGTAAAAGTAATTGGAACAACTAACTTATAAAATCATGGAAACAAGAGTATACGGAATTAATCTAGACATGACAAGCGATGAGGTTAATCGAAAAATTGTAGACTTTGAACTATCAGATTCAGAGTTTGTAGAGATTTCAAAATCATGTGGTGGAGATTGGTCATTAAAAGAATTTGAGCATTACTACAATATTGACGATATATATAGACAAGTAATTATAAGATTTATACAACTATGAAAACACACACATTTAAAATGACAAGGGTATACGAGACAATCATCGAGATTGAGGCTGAGAATGTCAAGGATGCATTCAACAAGTTGCAAGACGTTGATGTATACCAATTAGAGTTGGAGCAGTGCAATGTGGTTCACGATGCAATCGAATTGCAATATGACTACGCACTGGAAGATAAAGTAACTAGTATGTTTATTAATCAAATCAATAAATAAAATCATGGACAAAACACAATTCTTTCAAAAGTATGGCCATCTGTTGGTAAAAGTAAACGAAGATGATGCCAGTACTGGGGACTACATGTTGTACTTTCCAGAGGAGAAGTACATTGCTAAGGATTACTTAGACAAAGGCTATTCGGTTGCATCGGTTTTCGAGACTGAAGACGATGAAGACTTCGTGTTGCTTGATAACGACATCAGCAATGCACACCATAAAATAGGACTACTAATTTTAGAAAAATGAAAACACTACTGATTGCCCTATTACTATGGGGATGCAACGACAAGGTTGTAATTGAAAACGCTGGTGATGTGGAAGGTCGCAAGACCTACCATGTCAAGGTGGGTGACAAGACCTACGAGTATATGTACGCTGAAGAAATCGCTCACGCCCTAACTACTGGGGACTGGGTATATAATGAAGACTTAAAACTAAACAAATAAAACTATGCCTAACTGGTGTTCAAATGAAATTACAATTACTGGAAATGTTTCAGAAATTGTTAAAGCCCTAGATTCTATTGAGAATAAGGAAGAAAGAAATGTATTCAAAACCCTAATTGGTTTACCAGAGGGGATCGGTCAAGAAGAATACGAGAAGGATTGGTACAACATAAACCTTGATAGGTTTGGTACGAAGTGGGACATATCTTACGAAGATTGTGACCCACAAGAATTTGATGATGAACTGGTACTAACTCCAAACACTGCATGGTCACCACCTACTGAATTTTGTGTGAACCTAGCAAAGAAGTATGGTGTGGAGATAGAGATGTACTACTATGAGTCTGGAAATGATTTCTGTGGTAAGACTTACATCAACTCAGATGGCACATACAGAGAAGAGGACTATCGATATGTTGAGGGTCTATATCATTTTGAATCTGACTATTTCTGGTTAGAGATTAGAGATTATGTTGAGTATGCAATTGAGGAAGACCAATCTCTTGATGAGTTTTTAGAAGAACATACTTACCTAAACGAAGAAAACAAACAAGAAGTAATTAAAATATTTAAAGACAATGAGAGCATACGAAATTAACACGACCGCATGGAAGGAAGAGAACCTTATAATCTTTACAGACTTGACCATTAGTCAAATCAAGAAGGTTATTGAACCAATCGTTCTAAGTGAGCGAGAGGATGATGAGTACTACGACAACGATGTACTACTGGATGCACTGGTAGACGCCTATCCAAACAATCAAGTTTATAATTTTGACCCTATACTAATTACGATATGAAATTTACACCGACAAGTGATACTGCAAGGCAAGAGGTCTTGGAGTATGCAAAAACACAAATGACCACAGATGACGCAAGAAAATTCTTGGCAGAGCAAGGGTTCTTTACTGGCAACCTATGGCACATAGATGATGTGACATCGTTGTACCAATGCAGTAATGAAGACGCCTACAAGGTACTTGAGATGGCTTTGACAAACGAGTACACCATGTCCCAGATTTGGGATGCAATTGAATTAATAGCAAACGACCTAGACTTAGAAGAAAATGAAAATTAAAATTGAAGTAAATGTACCAGATAGCGTGGACTTGGAGCACGCAATTGAATCAATCTCTGACGCAACTTTTGTTGCAGACAATGTAACACAAGCAGAGGCTAACTTGGTCTTCTCCATGCTGACCAAACTACAGGTGGAGAAGGATAGGGTTGTTGACACCAATAAGCGTGACTTCAATCAGCAGTACCAGACCACATCGGTGTCACAGATTGCTACTCAGATTAAGAACATGACTGAGAAGATCCGACAAATTATATTGGATGAACGAAAGGCAGTGTTAATTGACTGGAATTCAAATGAGATTAAGTTTGATAATGGCTACCAAGTAGCAAGGGTAGCACCCATGGTGATTACTGGTTCAGAGAAGTTTGTGCACCAACATTGGGAGGAGTCAAGCGAACTAATCAAGCCGTTGTACTGGAAGGCATCGTCTCTGGATTATGTATTGGTTAGAGTTTTGAAGGGAGATTTACTTATTCAACTATGCCAACACATTGAGGACGAGTCATGGGCAAGGAAGATTGCCTTTGGAAACTACCAGAAATCTATTTATGACTGCAAAAAAAGTAAGGAGGTAAAGTTATGAGCAACGGATTTAGAAGTTGGGCAGAGACCCACCACGAGATAGTAACGATAATCAACTACCAGATAGATAGGGATGTAAAGATTTTCGGTCAGATGCCAAGGTTGTTGGACGAAATATTGTCAACTGAAGGCACTGGAGATATATACGACCTATGCATTGACCTTACCACTGAGTTTGAGAAGATTCATGAGGATAGGGTATGGGACGGAGACTGGCTTGATGCAGTAATCGAATTTGTACAAGAGAAGATATCATGAGGTATGTACACATTTTGATGTTGAACGGGCGTCCGATTGGGGACGCCTACACAAAGTTTTGTTCGCCCAGAGGTAATAAGCATGATGATAAAATGAAAAAGGTTATTGCATTTATAATTTTATTGTCTGCCTCATTCATTTTGTTGGCAGAAATTAGGTATTACCAAGAACTTTCAAGAACTTGCGGAGACAATCGAACAATGTATGTTAAACTTAAAAATGTATTTAAATGATAGTGAAAGAGAATCTAAGTGTGTATTGCTCAAGGATTGAGCAGGCCACATCTGAATTTTTAAAATTCAGGAAGGAAGAAAGGGAGAGAACCAAGGATGAGAAGTCCAACATCGGAAACCAGAAGTTTTACGCCCTACACATTGACAAGGTCAATGAGATAGTACAGAAGTACAACATTTCAGAAAAATCTTTATCAAAAATATGCAAATGACTAGACTACAGAAATCAATCGCACAAACACTTCTCGACCTTGCACTTGAGTTAGGTCACCACTATAGTTTTAGCCCACATGTCATGGGAATTCACATATACAGAACTTCTGACTGCCATGGTACAGATACACTTTACTTGGATAAACCAGATAAGGAATTGATTACCAAGTTAGACAAGGTAGTTCAACAGGCATACGAACTATGAATGTATACATCGGAGACCAAGCAAGGCGGATCTTCTATAGCCTAGAGATTCCTAAAAAATCCATTGGTGTTTTTGAATCTAACTCTGGTGACTGGATTTATTGGTTTACCGATGGATGGGCATACGACAGCGGTTCTGCTGAAAATGAAATTGAAGCATTAAGAAAAGCAAAAGAAAATTTCAGATGAAGACAGAGACAGACATACTTGTCAGAATTTGCGAGTTAGAAAATAAAATTTCTCAGTACAAGAAGATGGGTTACGAGCCTCCATGGTCTAAGTACCCAGAGCAAATACAAATCGAAACTTTAAAATGGATATTAGAATGAAAAATCAAATCAAAAGACCACATGACCTAGCCCCGAAGGGTGTCAAGTACACAATCAAAGGTAACTACTCATTCAATGAGACATTTCAACACATCTTTAACGAGTCAAGAAAGCCTTTGATGTGAAGAAACAAGAGAAGTCAAAGCCAAATTATTCAATAAGAAGAAGGTTCTTTGATGCATCTGGTAATCCATTGCCGTGGCAAGACCATGGCTTTGGATTGTTTATAGACAGAAAAACTATTAGAAAACAGGTAGACCTTATGGTTGTACCCACAAAAAAAACAGAAATCGAAATCATTTTACACAAGGAAAAGGTTGACTATGACCTATATCCAACAAAAGAAAATTTAATTTATGACAAACGAACAGATTATTTGGGTAGCAACCCTACAGAAAGCGATTAAAGCAAATTTCGCTCTTGTAACTACTGGAACTCCAATGGGAGCAGATACTAGGTACGAGTATACTTATGATTGTCCAAGGGCTATGTTTTACGGAATCATGACCGAAGAGCTGGGTGAGGATTATGCTAGAGACTTTGTAGCAACATCTGGTTACACTGATTATGATAAAATGATTTTTCAGTATAATAATCTACTATTATATAAAGAGATATCATCTAAGAAAAATTCAAAGAAACCTTGGAAGCGTTACCAAGCGAAGAAACAAGCATTACTAAACTATTTAAAATACGGAAGAAAATGAAAGAGTTAATTCAAATCCAATCAGAACTAAAAGCACCTAAGAGCCAGTTCAATTCGTTCGGTAAGTACAACTATCGATCTTGCGAGGACATCCTTGAGGCAGTAAAGCCTTTGCTACTCAAGTATGGTTGTACCTTGACTATTCGTGACGAGGTGAAGGAGATTGCTGGTATTCCATTTATCGAATCTACTGCATCTATTCAAAAGGATGACGAGAGCAGGTCTGTTACAGCACAGGCTGGCATTGACCCTAACAGAAAGGGTATGGACATTGCTCAGTGTTTCGGAGCGTCAAGCAGTTATGCTCGAAAGTACTCGCTTAACGGACTTTTCCTTATCGATGATACTAAAGACCCAGACTCCACCAACGACCACTCTACAAAGCCAGAGTATGTAGCACCTAAGCCTGCTAAGGTGGTAACACTTCCAGACCTACCAGAAGAGAAATGGTTGGAGACTGCCAAGTGGATAGCAGATAACAAGTCATTAGGACTTACGGAAATCCTTAAGAGGATAGGAACAAAGTATTCAGTCAGTAATCAAACCAAAACAAGAATAGAGAATGAGTTTAAATCTTGAGTTACAAAAGTCTGAGAACTACTATGGTGAATTGGGGAGGGCATACCTCTCCAACTCAGACATTGATGATTGAGCCAGACAAGGCAGGAGAGATTATTTCCAATGCCGTAGATGCCTCCACTAGGACAACTAAGGTGTACAAGGAGTACATCGAAGAGAATGGCTTAGAGATAGCCCTTTTGACTTCAGAGGTTGAGCAAGTAAAGTCAATGGTTGATTCTATGAGGTCTAACCAAGACTTCTACTCAGAGATTTACGAGTTCGGTAACAGGTACGAGGAGGCAGGCACAACTACTTTATTTGACCTTCCATGGAAGGGTAAGGCTGATGTTGTATCAGATAACTTTATCATCGATCTAAAGACCACCAGTTCTATTAAAGACTTCAAGTGGTCAGCCAACAAGTACAACTACGATAGCCAAGCCTACATCTACCAAGAAATTTTTGGTAAAAAATTAAAGTTTTTTGTAGTTGAAAAGGAAACATTTAACTTAGCGGTCTTCACCTGTTCAGATGCATTTCTGGAGAAGGGATACCATAAAGTTAAGTCAGCCTCAGATAACTATCAGTTATTCTTTGGCGAAAATAAAGTTGCAGACCCTAATAAATTTTACTTAAACCAAATGCTATGAGCGACAAGAAGAAGATTGACGGACTAATCGTCAAGAAAAATGAGAAGAGCCCAGAATGGGTGTTGACATCCGTGTCAGTAGAGGTTGAGTCATTTAAGAAATGGCTCGATGAGAACAAGAATGGTAAGGGATGGGTGAACCTAGACCTTAAGAAAACTAAGGATGGAAGGTTCTATTTAGACCACAACGACTACAAACCAAAGGAGTCAGTTCCATTCTAAGTGTTGATTGACACAAATTAGTGTCGATTTGTAAATACCCTGTATAAAATCAACGTAATGATTTACAGGTAGTTAGGTAAATAAACGGGAGGGTTGGTGTCGAAAATGTCGAAAATGACCCTCCCAATTATTTTGAATTTTATTTTATTGATTCTCTTTACTTTTTTTTTTATATATGAGAGAAAAAAAATGAGCATTTCTGTCATCGACCTAATAATCAATTAGTTACATCAAAAAAAATCGTCATGCAAGTAACAGTTTTTTCACACGTGAAAAATACTGACCAACCTTTCTACAGGGACATCATGTATGTACTAGAAAGAATTCGGTCTGGATCTTCAAAGAACCTTATCAAGGATATAAGGCACTGCGATACTCAACAGGAGCAGTACGAGTTAAAGTTAAAGCTCCCTGCCATTTGTTTCTCTGGCAAGTTTAACAAGAGGAATGACGAATCACTTATAGAACATAGTGGTTTAATATGTTTAGATTTTGACAAGTACAAGAAGCGTACGGATATGTATGAAGACAGAGATGTTTTCTGTAAGTCCAAGTACGTGTTCGCAGTATTTGTATCTCCATCTGGTAATGGTCTAAAGGTTCTAGTTAAGATACCTGCCGATGCATCAAAGCACAAGAGTTATTTCAATGCTCTTGGAAAGTACTTTAAGAATAGTCACTTCGATACAACATCTAAAAACGTAAGCAGAGTTTGCTACGAGTCTCATGACCCTTCAATATACATTAACGAGAACTCAGTAGTATGGGACGAGGCACTGGATGATGACTACACTGAAGTTCGTCAAGGAGTTCCGACTATACCAATTGATGATGAGAATAAGATTGCCGAAATACTTGTCAAGTGGTGGTCTAAAAACTTTCCTATGACAGAAGGTCAAAGAAACAACTCAGTTTTCACACTTGCTATGGCTTTCAATGAGTTTGGTGTAGCCAAGTCTTATGCGTCCACCTTGCTTAGTGCTTATGCTCAAGAAGGTTTTACTGCACGAGAGATATTCCAGACCATAGACAACGCTTACGATAAGAATAAAGATAAGTTCAGAACTAAGTTCTATGAGGATCGAGAGCGTGTAGATGTTATTCGTGAGAGCATAAAGAGAGGTGACTCAAAAAATGATATCCTCCACCAGATAAAGTCCTTCGGTCTGAGTGGGGGTGACGCTGAGAATGTTATTTCTAAAATCGAGGAGGAAGATAAGCCACAACTATTTTGGAATGAGAATCCTAAGAATGGTTCTATTAAGATTGTTCCAGTGCTTTACAAGAAGTTCTTAGAGGACAATGGATTCTTTAAATACTATCCATCAGGTTCTAGCCAACATATCTTTGTTAGGGTTGTAAATAATTTGATAAGCAATAGTTCTGAGGATGAGATTAAAGATTTTGTTCTTGACCACCTTCTGAAAAATAATATATCTATCTACAACTTCTTTGCAGAGAGAACTAAGTTCTTTAGTGAAGACTTCCTTACACTTCTTTCTCCAGTTGACGTTCTATTCATCAAGGACACAGCGTCAGAGGCTTACATCTACTTTAAGAATTGTGCTGTTAAAATAACGAAGGAGGCCATAGAAACCATAGACTACATTGACCTAGCAGGTTATGTGTGGAAAGACCACGTGATTGATAGGATGTACCTTGACTGCGACTATACTGGCTGTGACTTTGAGAAGTTTATGTTCAACATCTGTGCAAAGGATGATGACAGGTTCAAGTCTCTCAAATCAACCACAGGGTATCTACTTCATCAGTATAAGGACTTGTCTAAGTCAATGGCTGTAATCCTTAATGACGAACTTATATCAGATAACCCAGAAGGTGGTACTGGTAAGGGTTTGTTTGTAAAGGCTATCTCTAAGATGAAGAAGGTGGTTACTATCAATGGTAAGCAGTTCAGCTTCACTCAGTCTTTCCCTTACCAGTTGGTATCGGCAGACACACAGGTGCTATGCTTCGATGACGTTAAGAAAGGGTTTGACTTTGAGTCTCTGTTCTCTGATATCACTGAAGGTATCACATTAGAGAAGAAGAATAAGGACGCTATAAAGATCCCATACGAGAACTCTCCAAAGATTATCATTACTACTAACTACGCCATCAAGGGTAAGGGTAACTCCTTCTCAAGAAGGAAGTGGGAGCAGGAGTTTCACAACCACTACAGGGAGGACTTCACACCTTTCCATGAGTTTGGCAGGATGTTCTTCTCTGACTGGGATGAGGACGAGTGGTGTCAGTTCGACATGTTTATGATTAAGTGTTTGCAGTTCTATATGGTTAACGGAATGATTAGAAGTAAGTTTGTTAATCTTAAGATTCGTCAGCTGTCTGCTGAGACATGTCATGAGTTTGTTGAGTACTGCGGTCTTATCAACGATAACAAGCCATCTAATATTTTCTCAAGGTTCACGAACATGGAGAAGGTGTACAAGGCTGACCTGTTTGATGACTTCGTTAGTGACTACTCTGACTTTGCTCCTCGTTCTAAGAGAGCTGTATCAAAGACTGAGTTCAACAGATGGTTGTTGGCTTACGCCCTATTCAAGGAAGGAATAGCTCCAGAGGAAGGTAGAGATGCTAGGGGTAGATGGTTTAGATTAAAGAAAAAGTCTGTAATTTACCAGCCTGAAACCTTAGACCTATGACAGAATTTGAACTACAAGCAATCTGGAACTCATACAAAGTGATAACCAGAATAATGACGTTTACAGATATCATGCTATCAAGAGTAAACGATGTAATACCATTTGCACATGACCCTGATTCAGATCCTTCCTTAGAGGATCTGGACAGGTTCATTAGTATATTTGAGTCCATTGAAGAGTATGATTCTTGTGATCGACTAAATAAAATAAAAAATGAAATTCAGAGATTATCAACAGGAAATAATAGAGAAGGCGACAAAAGTCTTATCTACGGAGAAATTTGTCTACCTAGCGATGGAAGTACGTACTGGGAAGACTTTAACAAGCCTTGGTATTTGTCAGGCGATGAACCCTCAGAGGGTTTTATTTTTGACGAAGAAGAAAGCGATATCATCGGTGATGAAGGACTACGAGACATACTCACCGACTTATTCAATAGAAGTAATTAACTATGAGAGTGCACACAAAAGGGAATTCGACTGGTTTGATATTGTTATACTTGACGAAGCTCATGGTCTTGGAGCATTCCCTAAACCAAGTGGTAGGGCGAAGCTGGCTAGAGATCTTGTGGCTAAGGCTTCAAAGGTTATACTTCTTAGCGGTACTCCTACTCCAGAGTCTTACTCACAGATTTATCATCAGGTATATGGGATAAAGGGCAATCCATTCTATGCGTACAAGAACTTTTATATGTTCGCTAAAGAACATGTAATGATTTCTTCAAAAACAATAAATGGATTCTCTGTTAATGACTACTCTGACGGAATGCCAACAATCATGGAGAAGATGAAGCCTTACATGATTAACTACACTCAGAAAGAGGCAGGATTTCTTGTTGAAACTAGAGAAGTATTTCTTAAATGCAAGATGTCTACATATACTCACATGATAGTGAATAAGTTAAAGAGAGACTTGGTTTTGTATTTTGAAGATCAAAGCGTAGTTTTAGGTGACACATCTGTAAAATTAATGACTAAGGTACATCAGCTCGCTTCTGGAACTGTTAAGTCTGAGCAAGGTAAACATCTAATTACTGATGATTCTAAGGCCAGATTTATTATGGATTTCTTTAGGGATAACAAGATTGGTATCTTCTATAAGTTTAAGTCTGAACTGGATCTTCTCAAGTCAGTTTACAAGGATGGTTTGACTACTGATCTAGATGAGTTTAACTCTACTGACAAGAACATTGCATTACAAATTGTATCTGGTCGTGAAGGAATTTCTTTGAGAAATGCGGAAGCATTAGTATATTTCAACATCGACTTCTCAGCGACCAGTTACTGGCAGAGTAAAGACAGGATGACAACCATCGATAGATTGCATAGCGATGTCTACTGGGTATTCTCTGATGTTGGTATTGAGAAGAGAATTTATGAAGCCGTTTCTAAAAAGAAAGATTATACATTGTCTCACTTTAAAAAAGATTTTCTATGATTATTATTGCTATCTGTATTTTAAGTCAACTGTACCTTTTGTTTTTCCTTTATAGGATTCTTGAGGAAATTGAAATCTCTAGTACAATTCACAAGTTTTTCTTGAGTGTTTCCGTTGGAATAAATTTTATTATTGTTCTTTACGCTTTATCTTTTTTTTATTTAAACTAGATGATTTATCTTTCGGTAAATAATTGATAATGAGAGAGCAGGCGATTCAATCGAAACTTATTAAGAGGCTAGAATCTGAAGGTTATTACGTCATTAAACTTATTAAAACTAATAAGAACGGAATACCAGATGTTATAGCCATACCAAAAGATTGTTCGGTTGAGTTTTATGAGGTTAAAGTCCCAGGTAAAAAGCCGTCTGCTCTCCAGGAGTTTAGATTGAAAGAGTTAAATGATCATGGTTGCAACGCTAAAGTTTATGACGGACAATGAAAGGTATACTAGAGTTTAATCTACCAGAGGAGCATGTTGACTTCGAGACAGCTGTAAAGTTTTCATCATACAAGTCTTTTGTGTGGGAGTTTGATCAGTGGATGAGAAGCAAGATTAAGTACGAAGATCTTGATAGGGAGCAGTACGAAGCGTTTGATCTTTGTAGGAAGAACTTCTGGAGCATAGCCCAAGAAAACAACATAACCATTGAACCATGAGAGAGTCATACGTTTCATTCTGCATAAATGAGATCCGCGTTTGCCTTGATGAGCTCTATAAATTGATGCTCGAGGAAAACAAAGAGGAGGCAGTTAAAAAGTGCAAGGAATCCATAAAGTTATTAAGAGATATTATTTCTGATTTTGATGATTGATAGTTTAGGTTAACGCTTATTCGGTCGCTAGTGCCTACCAACAGTAGCAAATTTAAAATATAAATATGAAGCCTCCATTCGCAATTCAGGTAAAAGAGGTTCTTGATAGCATAGAGAAAATGCTAATTGAAAAGAATCGTAAGTATGGAAACTCAGCATTAGAGCCTCTAGGAGTATTTAGTAAGTTGTCCGCAAAAGAAGGACTACTGATTCGAATTGATGATAAGTTAAAGCGAATCAAGAACGGAAGCCTAGAAAAAGACGATGAGGATGTGGTAAACGACTTGATTGGTTACCTTGTGTTGCTTAAGATTAATGATAATCAATAGTCGCAAATTGCGACCTCAAATAAAAATGTATGAAAAACTTAATTGTAATTGGTGTTAGTGTAGTTGTATCATCAATAGTTTCTATTCTTTGGATCAGAGGCATTGATCGAATGCACAAAAATCATCCTGACTATAAAGGAGAAGACTTATTCGAGTAAAATGAATTTAAACATACCAGCATTCCAAGCACTTTGTAAATTATATCATACATTAAGATGTCTTTTTATATGCAATGACGTATAAATCAGACAAAATACTTTAATTATATGCTTTTAAATATAAAATATGCCAGACATAACCATGTGCAAGGGGACAAATTGTCCCTACAAAGAATCCTGCTACAGGTTCACAGCAACTCCAAATGAGTTTAGACAATCCTATTTTATTAAACCTCCATTTAAAGACAATGACTGCGAAATGTATTGGGGAGACCTTCAAACAGATATCTGGAATCAACTCAAGAATATAGTGAAGGGTTAGTAAAAATTCATGCACTTATAACTTGCCATTCGTCCCAAATATTGCCAATTTTGGAGACAAATCTCGGATAATATCCGAATAAACACCTTTAAGTTTACAAATTAAAATATATATGGAAGTACCTCAGAAATTAAAAAATCAAGTAACCTGCTATATGAGGTTCGAAGCACTCAATGAGTTGATGCTAGATCAACTATCAAAGACTAGCATGCTTAAGGTTTACGATCCAGCACTAGAAACTAAACTAAAAAATCTTAAGGTTAACTTCGAGAGAGTATCAAGTAAGTCTTTCTCCTACGTTAACGATAGCCCATCAAGGGATTGGTTCTTCGCAGTAACAAACATGTTCGAGCAACTGTTTGCTATAGAAGATCCAGAGAAGTTCTCAGAAATATGTGAGGTTGTTTTAATGTATCTAGATGGAGACATTAAACTAGATAAAAAGTAATTACCTACCTTGACCTCTGTACTTCTTAGGTTTCTCCTCGCACTTTGAGTAACTCTTTTTTGCTACTCCTTTTCTTCTCTTACCAAAAGATGTCTTCTGTTGTACTGCCGATACCTTGCTTTTAGCTGCCATAAATAATAGTTTAAACGCAAAGGTAATAAGAAAAGCCCAGTGTTTGCTGGGCTTTCTTAGTGTAGATCAGGAAATATTAAGCAATTGCAATACCTGATACGGCAAACGGTAGGTTTTCAACCTGAAACGCTACATTTGTCCATGATGTGCCCAATGCGCTTACAACAGCACTTTGAATAGCATCACGCATAGCCTCGCTTCCAGAAGGGGCTGTTGCATGAGTAATTGTCACAACATCAGTTCCTGTGCTTGACTTGTAGTGCACAGCCACAGTAGTTGTTGACGCTTGCGTAATTAATACAATACCTGTTGCAGAAAGCAATTGATTCTGTTGGTCTGTTACTGGGATACTTAAAAACTTCTCCATTTTGTTTTGTGTTTTTGGTTTATACAAAGATAATAAAAAATGAAATATCTATTTTAAAACCCGTAATACTCTGTGAATGAGATTCTAGGCTCTACCTTTAGATATCCACTTGTTGGAAACTTTGATCTTGTTCTTTTGATAAGAGTTCCGTCATTAAATAAGGTGTAGAATTCATTTTCTTCATCTATTGGCGTTGATTTGATTTTGTCTTGCATGGCACACATTGACAGTTTTGATTCGTCAATAGCCCTCAATACTTTTAGTGAACTGCCAGCAAATGGATTTTCGTAAGTGTTCATTTTTTTGCTCTGTTTTTTGAAGCTGTCATTACTCTGGTTCTTTTTGATTTGATCCCATCAACGTGGTCAACATCCATACCGTCTCCCTTCCTTACTCTCCCCTTCTTCATTGCCTCTCTTCTGGCACGATTCCTCTCCACTCTATCCTCAACGGTATTCTCGTTGTACTCCTTGTCGTACTTGGCCTTTTTCTTCTTGGCCTCTGGGTTCTCCTTGTAATACTTAGCTGTTGCTTTCATTAGTAAATAGTTCTTTCTTCAATAAATCTAGGCTTCTTGTCCTTCACAAAAAACTTAACCCAGTAACCACCAATGTTTGCTGGTCCGAATCCTCTCTGTGCTTCCCAAGATCCTCTGTGGCTTTCTTTAAAACATCCTAGTTGTAAATGTACAATGTCCTTTATCTCTTCAACACCATGGCTGTTCACCATACGCTGTGGAATTGGAAAAGCAAACTGAGTGTGAATGTGTCCAGAAATGAACATGTCAGCACTAATCTGCACCTGTCTTCTTGAGGTCTGAATAACACCTCGTGTCACTGGAGCGTTACCTCCTGCACCATGGGTGTAGTAAGCCTTAACTGTACCTCTGTTGATGTTTGTTGCCCCCTCTAATACTCTGAATAGAAGCCATCCCTCATAAGGACCTAGTAGACCTTTCCAGTTGTACTCTTGCTTTAACTTGTAGGACATGATCGAAAGAAGATCAAACTCGTGTCTCTTCTTTACTGAGTCCTCGTGGTTACCCATTGACAAGAACAAGATCCTGTCTGCATACTGACCAAAGAATCTAACCGCATCGTCCAACACCTCCATGAAATAGTTGTTAGTGTTGTACTCTGGTCTAAGATCCCCCTTGCCTGATCTTGGGTCATACTTAGCACCCATGATGTCTAAGATGTCTCCAAAGATAGCGATAGAGGCATCTCTCTCAACCGCTTCATCCATCATAGCCTTAAGAGCTCTCCTGTTACATTTCTTTGAGTCGAAGTGTAGATCAGAAATGAACAGAATGCTCTTGTAATCTGTCGAATCTTTAAGAGGAACCTCTACAAGAAACGAGTCATTTTGAACTTTGATTTGCATTATAAATTGGATTTGGTTTATTTTTTCTCTAATCTTTCTTTAAATTCCCTCAGCTTTTTATCCTCAGCTTTTTGCAGATCATAAATTTGCTGAAGCTGTCTTGCTCCAGCAGGGTTTGATTTACGTATCAAATCTATCTGTTTTTGAGTGATAGTGAAAGAAGAAGAGCTTTTTTTATCATAATTTCTTGCGTAAAAGTCGCTCATCAATATTCTTCTTGCGTCCTTGTAGAATGGAATCAATCCTAAGTTACCAACAGCCTCGAATGCCATTCTTGTCTCAAGCTCTTCCATCGCTCTCTTTTTAGTCTCTGGCTTAGATCCTTCCTTATTGGCTCTGCCGTATAGAGTTGCAGCTCTAGCAATAGTAGATAGTGTTGGAGCATAAGGTCCAGCTATCGCCTTTCCAAAAACTTCCCAAGGGCTCTTGGTGTTCAAATCTGTTTCTGATATCTTAGAATATACTAATGAATTCTTGAATGGATCATATTCATCTTCTCTTAGTCCGTAATCTTCACCAAGTTCAGCATTTAATTGCTCAACACCATACGCTACAGGAATGTAACCTAAGTTACCTAGTGTTCTTCTACTTAGAACACCAACTCCAGTACCTACGATGCTTCGCTTTACTTTCATCATTAGATCTTCATCTTCCTCATCTTCCTCTTCCAAGTCAAACGCCTCTCCGATAATTGAGTCAAAGATAGAACTTAATAATGAATATGCAACAATATACATGCTCATTCTTGTAACAGAAGCAGCAATGATAGCAGTTGCCATCTTTCTGTCTATCTGTCCGCTCTTAAACAATGCTATTACGGCAGATCTTAGCGTTCCATATTCAGTTAGGTAGAATCTAGACATGAAAGAGTTTATTGCTCTATATGCAGACATCATCGCATTGTCCTTCTTTCTAGGCACGTTCTTTAGGATTGTGTTGAAAGAGTTTCCAGAAGCGGCCATTCTTACAATATCCGAATCAGCCTTCTGTCTTGCAGATTGAATTGCTGACTCAAATTCTGGAGAAAGGTACTGAGACGTTCCATCTGATATCTTTCTAAGCTCCGCTTCAGTTAGTTTAATCCCAGTTAACTGCTCAAAGTTATTTACGAAATTTGCTACATAATAAGCCTTAGAAACTACTTTATCTGGTGTAGATATTAAAAGGTCTGAAACTACATCGGCAGTTCTGTAAACCTTTCCTACAGTCAGTCTTGTGATAAATGAAGCGTAGTCCATAACCTTAGATGACGCAGCAGACTTAGATGTTCTTCCGTATCCAGATGCAAATCCACCTTCAGCGTACTTACCAGTTAGCATTTGATTTCCAGCAAGTCTTGTAGACTCAGCACTTCCAATCTTCTCTAGGAAGCCAAGTAGGTCTGATGAGAATGCAAACTTAGTATGTTTTAGCGCGTCCTTAGTTGTCTTTGGATCTGACAAGATAGCGAACGACATGTTTGAAGAAAGTTCAGCAAAAGCTCTTGGAATTGATGCCAGAGTTGTCTGGTATCCAAGTTTCTGCATAGCCTTAACAAAAGCCTCAGCCCTTGTATCTGAACCAAAATGATTTTGGAATGTTACCTCCAAAGCCTCTTCTACAGCTTCTACTAATGCTTGAGCCACATCTCTCTGATCCTCTGTTGAGTTTGGATCATCAAATACATTATCCTTTAACTTGTTCAACATGCCAGTAACCTCTCTGATTGCTGGTGTCATGTAGAAGTCTGTAAGTGTTTCTCTAGCACCTCTCATTGATGCTGACACTGGGTCAAACATAATTGCCTTAGCTCCAGGTGTTCTCTCGTTCAAAGTTCCAGCCTTAGTTGATGGCTTTCCATTTGGACCTCTTCCAAACAACTTGTTTATTAATGACTCTGTTTCTTGAGCCTGATTTCTACTTAGAACAGCGTGGTGAACATAGTTGTTGATGATGTTAACTCTAGATCCTCTAATTACAGAACTTGTAAATAGTGCCTCAGAAGCTTGAGCCGCATTGATCTCATCAATCAACTTCATTGCTTTTTTGTCATTTTCTGTCAAAGAGTTCTCAATAGCCTCCACGTCAATTGTCTGATCACCGTTTGCATCCTTCATTCCAAATTCTTTCTTGATCTTCTGGAGTATTCTTGCATCATTGTTTGTAAGTGATGACTCTTTTCTAGTGATTGCTTTAAGGGTTGCATCAATGAATTCTATGGCTGGAGCAACAGATGGGCTTCCAGGGTTTGATTCAAACTCTCTCTGCAACTGCAAAATCATTATTTTGTACTTGGCCTCAACAACTGCGTTGTCTGTCCTTCTTATGTTCTGTAATAACTTTTCAGCTGCGTCTGCTTTAGCCGCCAAGTCAGCAAGTCTTGCGTCCAGCATACCTTTTTTAGATCCAAGTACTCCAAATGTAAGATTGAAAATTGTCTTGTCGTTGAAGTTACCGATAACGTCATCCATAAACTCAAGAGGTGTAGATCTTATTGCTTCAAGAACTCCTCCTCTATTTGTTATAGCACCTTTGATTTTAGATATCGTTCTAGTTACACCGTTCAAAATCTTTGCACCAGTGATCTTTCCGACAACTTCTGTCAAAGTATTTACACTTCTATTCTGTGCCACATCTGTAGCCATAAGCATGGCTTCATGTGTTACTATTCCAGCCTTGATGTTATCTCTAATGCCAAGAAGTAACTTAAGTTTTGAGTAGTCAACAAGACCATCTTTGTCTTCAGTTAGAAGATCTCTCATGTCCTTCTCATTGATGGATGCGATCTTTCTTGCGATAGCAGCATCGTTAGGGTCGGTGATGTTTGACGTTTCTAACTTGTCAGACAAAATCTCTTTAATGATAGAATCTGCGGCCTTCTTGCTTTCCTCTGGAGTTTCTTTTACTGTTGTATTCTCTCCAGAGATGGCTGATTCTTCAGACTCATTTATCACAGCGTTGATGATTACATTCATCTTAGCTGTAAGCTCTCCAGAGTCTTTGATTGATAGAACTCTAGCTCTTTCTCCAATAACCTCCATTATCTCTAGGTAGTCATCGATCATTGGGTTCGGTATGAATGCAGGGTCTATGGACACCAATATCTTTCCAGCGTTAAACAAGTCAGGGTTCTGACCAATCTTTGAGTTAATATTTCTCTTAGCGTTTTTAACCAAGGATCTAGCTCGGCTAATCTTCATGGCTAGGTTTGCATTGTCAAATATATCTGCAACGTAGTTTAAAGTCTTTTTAACAGACTCAGGGCTTCTTAGGTTTGTCTTTGCTATTCTGCTGATGATTACCCCAGCTCTGAATGTGCTTATCTTACCAGCCTTAGCCAAAGCTCTAACTGAGTTGATTAGACTATTCAAAGATTTCTTGTGATCAAAAACAGCTTCTCTAGCAGCTTTTTCTTCTAGTCTTATCTGATCCTTAAGTGCCGCATACTCATCGACAGTAACTTTAACTCTCATACCAGACAATCTCTTGACTCCAGACAATACTTTTGCTTTGTCTCTGTCGCCAAGTTTATTGTATGCGTCAGTGCTCTTAAGATACTTAGCAGCCTCTCTAGCAACTTCAACAGGTGTCTTTCCTAGTGCCTTCTGCTCAGAAATAACATTGTTAATTTGCTCATTTACCCTTGAAGGTAGTTGCTTTTGAAATTGAATTTCAAGACCTTCAGCTGATGTAGTAGTAAACTTTGGATCAGATGGAAGTACTTTCTTAGCATTTTTTGCCAATACTAAAGCTCCAACTTGAATAACTTCGTCCGCAGTTACAACTGGCATCCCGTCAGTCTTGTCATAAAACCAACTATGCCTAAATGGATTCATACCAACCTGAATCCACTCAGGATCGTCCATTAATTTCTTAGCTCTCTCGTGGACTGCTTCAGGGTCTTCATTAACCCAGTTACCAAATATTCTTGCTAAGGTTTCTTTATTTTCTCTACCTCTAGCTATATTTAGCCCCCTTTTTGGAAATGTTTCAAAATTAACATCTTTTAGAACAGCAGTCTGTCCAAATGATATACTTTTACCTTCCTTTTTACCATCATGTACTGACACAACCCAAGTATCATAAAAAGAGTAAGCTGGTATGTCTAGTCTTGAAGCAACCCTTTGTCCTTCTTCAATGTTTTTTGTAGCACCTATTATACCAATACCAACTTTATCTTCATTTAATGAGTTAATTATATCTCTCAATGATGGAAGTTTAGGTACTGATTTAAAAGCCTTAATTGGTTGATTTTTTCTTACAATATCAAGATACTTTTCTTGGTTTATTAATCCGTTATAATAATCAATTGCAGCTTGTTGAACTACAGGATTTCTCTGTGCTGCTTGACTTACTTTATTTGCTTTTCTCCAAGCATTTCTTTCTTCTTCAGTCTGGTTGATAGCCTTCATAGCAGCTTCATAACCAGGCCTTGCGTCTTTATCTGTAGTTATTTGCTTTACAATTTCAATTGATTCTTTAGATCTATTTTCTCTAGAATCTAACCCATTCTTGAATTGTTTGTCTCCAAAAGTGTATATGTCTCCCATTGGCCCATCATCAGATATTTTTTCTGAATCAAGTGCTTTTAAGTCTCCATTTTTAAGCATCTCTACTGTTAGACGCCCTGATTTTACCTTATTTGTTATAGAGTTTGCAGCGGAAGAATATGTTGAATCTTCTCTTTGTTTTACTCCAAGTTGACCAAATAAATTCTTTTCATATATCCAAAGAATTGCCTGTACATCAGAAACAGATAGTTTTATCCCTGTTTTATCAAATACAATGTCTCTTGCTTTTTCAAAAACATTTTTAGTGAAGCTTCTAAAATCTCTTCCATACTTTGCTTTGTTTCCTATGGATGCATCTATTCCCTCAGATATATCATTAACCACACCTTGAGACTTTGTCCAAATTTGATCCCCTTTTCTATAAGGTTTTAATAATTTATTTCTTTCAGACTTAGGTAAAGATGCGTATTCACCCTTTCCAGCAAGTATTCTTTTAAACATTTTAGAGTGTTCTTGAGCCAGAGATATTGCGTCTGACTCTGAAGCACCATTTATACCGTTTTCATTCATGAATGATTTCATGACTGAAGAAGGTATTTTTGCTCTCATATCACCCTTGTATCGGTATATTGTTCTTATACACCATCTATCAATAGTTGGCGTACCATCTAGTCCAGAAAGATTAGACCAGAATGCACCAATTTTTGGACCAAATATTAGAACAGACATTGGTAATGTTTCAGAGTCATTCCAATTTGGATCTGTAGCAAGATCTTTCTTAGCGTCTGCCCAGCTATTCATACCAAACTCTTTAACAAGTTTCTTTTTTAATTCAGAAACCTTGTCTATTTGACTCATAAATTTTTCTACTCTAACTGGATCATTTCCAAGTTTCTCAACAACCTTGTTATATCTGTCAATACCAGTTGCTATCGCTTCTTGACCTTTACCAGTGCCTACGTTTAAAGGTATCTTACCAGTTTTCTTATACTCACTTATACCGTATATTACCCTTGTGAGGTTGTCATAAACACCACTTGAGTTAGATGCTACGGCAATAATAGCGGTTGTTATTGCTTTTATCTTTGGATCTTTAGTTATATCTGGATCAATAGATGAAAGTATATCTAAAGCCTTAGAGTAGTCTTCTGTATACCATCCTTTACCAGAGTTATCTCCAAACTTAGACATTGCAAACAACATCTCTACAGATGCATAGTCTGCCAATGCGTCTACAGCTTTCTGAGAAAAGTCTCCTGGAGCTATTTTACCGTATTTTTTAGTATAGTATTCATTCAATCCTTTGGCTACATCAAAGTTTGTAACCTTAGTTTTACCTGTTTTTGGATTTGTAACTCCAACAGATATACCCATTTCTCCAAGTTTACCAGAGAATGCCTCTGTTGATTGTTTTACAACATCAACTCCAGCTTTTAATTGTTTTGCTTCAGGCTTACCAATCGCTGGTCTTACATCCTCTCCCTTAGCAACCAAGTCGGAAACATTGATCATGAACTGAAGAATGTTCTCTGGCTTCGCGTCCTTAAGGAATACATCCTGCCCAACCATTGACTTGGCAAACTTGTTGATGATCTCCTTGATCTTCTCAAGTATAGATTTCTCCTGTGCTGTTAGGTTCTTAGGATCGAAACCTTTTGTAGTCAACAATCCACCAAGCTCTGCTAGGTACTCTTCGTAAACTGCATCACCTTCGTATTCAGCTGAGAATCTGTCAAGATAATCTGCAACATCAGTATAGCCAGCATTCTTAAGTTCTCTAGAAATAGCGTTCTGGAAGCTCTTAAATTTCTTAGGATTCTTTCCAAATGCTTCTCTTAATATCAAGTGCCAAACCTCATGTGCGGCAGTGTTTGATATTGCCTTCTCTTTATTTACTACAACAGCAACTGGCTTACCCTTGTAGAATACCGCCTGCCCTCTTGCTGTCTCTATTTGATCTGCAATATTTTTTGCGTTTTCTTCTCCAACAATTGGGGTAAGCTGCTCTACAATTTGTTTCTTGGCGTCTTCAGTGTTATCTGCTACAATAACATTAACCCCAGGGAATGATGTCTGAAGTGTCTTTGCAGAGTTCTTAATAGACTCCTCCACATTTGTAGGGGCTGCTTTCTTCTGCTCAGATCTTCTGGTCTCCTCCTTTGATCCAAGAATCTCATTGTATTCGTTCTTGATATCCTGTGGTAGGTCAGAGTTATCGATCAATTCAGTGATCTGTTCCTGAGTATACTTAGAAGAATCAGTGTACAAACTGTAAAGATTGTCGTACCTCTTCTCAACACTTCTTAACTCGTTGATCTTGTCGTAAACAGCCTGTAGTTTGTCTGCTTTTCTCTTAGGTACAACTGGAGTAAATCCTTTGCTCTTGTTGGATTCGTACTGGTTATCAAAATTCTTTTCAATAACATTTCCAGTAGACTCCTGTACATCAACAGGTGTTAGCTCCTTAGTTGTCTGTGCTCTAGTTCCTCCAGCCCAGTCAGCAACGACCATGTCGAAACCTCTCTCGCCAGCAATCTTAGTTACATAGGCAATCTGAGAGTTTGTGTCGAACGCTTTCCCAGGATTCTCTGCTTCATGTCTTTGTCTTGCCTCGTCAATTAAGTTGAGCTTGTCAGTGTTGAAGTCATATACTTTCTCCTTTGGAACCTTTACAGCATACTTAGCCCCATCGGCACTTTGTCTTTCTGTCTGCTCTGGAGCGGTGTAGTACATTGCTAGACCACCAACCTTAGATAATGCAGACGCCTCTTCTCTTGAAGTTACTTGAGAAGCTCCAGTCCCTTTCTTAATGGTTTCATAACCTTTCTTGCCAACGTGGAAGAACACGAAGTTACCCTCGTTATCTTCAGTCATGTTTGCGTAGTTTGAAGACGTTTCAGGGGTCACTGTTACCTCCGTTTGCTTCGGTCTAGATAATCTATCCTGAATATCTAAAAACTCTTTAGGAGTCAAAACTTTAGGGTTCTTACCGTCAGCACCAGTCTTAATGTTCTCAAATGTATCTAGGTCAAAGATTGACTCCTGACCAAGCTCTCTTGCAATTTCAATAGCCTCATCTCTTCTTGATCTGTCGGCTACGATGTTGATGTCTATAGATGCTTGATCGCTGTTTGGGAACTTGTAGATACCAACCTTAACCATATCAGATCCAATAGACTCTGAGTTCTCTTTTACAAACTCATCTATCTTTTCAGGTGTAAGTTCTGATACAGCCATGTTTCTTGATGCAAGTGGAATAACTACTCCACCTTTCTCGTACTTGGTTCCATCCAAGTTCATGGTAGCTCCATCCTCATTCTCAATTGGAAGGGCTTTTACTCTCTCTACCTCATCTACAGTGTACTTGTCTGCGACATTAATTGTCACTGGCTGTGTTTCTGCAACAACCTCAACAGTTGTTTCTGGTGTCTCTACAGCGGTGGGCTGTACCTCTGGCTGTACCTCTCCAGTCAACTTAGCTCTCTTGGCATCGATTACCTTTTGAACTTCTGGATCAGTAGTCTCAAGTTCATCTAGAGCTTCTTCGTTATTGGCTTCCTCTACGGCAGCAACAAATCTAGCTCGGTCCATTTTAGAGCCATCTATCTTATACTCAACAGTTTCAGCAGCTGGCTTTTCTTCTAATGTATACTTACCAGTAATAGAGTCAATCTCTTCATCAATAGCCTTAACTCTGTTCTGAGCAGACTTTGTATCAAGACCTTTTAATTTTGCTCTTTCTTTCTCTAGTTTAACAAGCCTAGACTTGTCAGTCTCTTCGGTTACAGCTGGATCTATCTGACCAGCAAGCAACGCCTCCTTCTTCTTATCTTCAGCAACAGCCAACACATCGTTGTCATCTGTTACTTCTATATTTGTTTTAGCAACTTCATCTGGAGTGGCTGTCTGTAAGAATCTGTTTAATCTGTTCTTGGATACCTCTTCTCCATTGATCTTGTACCTTCCAACTTTTTCTCCACCAATGATGGTTTCAACACCTACGTTGAATACACCTCCACCAACACCACCTAGCATTTCAAGAGCAATCTCTTCTCCAGAAACTTCTTGTCCAGAAACAGCCTGAGCAGCACCTTCTCCAACACCTTCACCAACTGATTCTACACCGAGAGCAGCAGTTGTTCCTAATGCTTTTCCAGCAGTTCCTTTTACAGCAGCTTTAGTAGCTCCTAAAGCTTTACCTGCAAGTCCAGATGTTACAGCATCTACCAAAGCAACAGTAGCACCTCTAGATAATGCTCTATTTGTAGCTCCATCTATAACAGTCTGATCCTCTAATAATTTTTTAACATTTTGTTCGTTGAATTCAAGACCTCTCTTCTGGGCTTCTTCTTGAAGATACTGACCATAAGACAATGCAACCTCAGTTGTTCCTGACATGCCAGCCATCAAACCTCTAAGACCTCCAGCAACAGCACCAACTGTAGATGTTGCTGGGGCTAGTGGTCCTCCTATAGCACCTAGAGCAGCACCAGTTCCTGCACCAGCAGCACCACCTGCCGCAGCTCCTCCAATCCCATATCCACTAACTCCTTCACCAGTTACTGGTATAAGCATTGAGAATGAGTCAACTGTAAGTTGAGGGATAATTGCAGGATTTTTAATTGCCTCAATTATTGAGTTAGTGAATCCACCGCCTGCATTTTCTACGCTTTTGTAATACTCTTTTAGCTCGTCAGTGACTGGTACATTCTTTAACTTATTTGTGTACTCTACGAATTCTTTTAGTGAGTTCTCATCTATTTCTGATGCCTTCTTACCAAAAATATTCATAGTAGGATCAACAACGTCTACCTTTGCTGCACCACCCTTGTATGCTCTATAAATGTCTCCAAGAGCATTTGTAAAATCATTTTTACCAAATGTTCTTTCTATTAAAGTATCCTTTTCACCGCTTGGTAAATCCAAAGAACCAACTTCCGATATTGAAGCCGTACCTCCTTTTTTTTTTCCAACTAAGCCAGAAAAATCTTCTATTCCTTTTTGATAGCCTTTTGACTGAACGTACGAGTACATATCATTTAGTACCGCATCATTTGTATGCAAGAGATTAACAAATTCTTCTCTACTTTTTTTGTATCCCTTAGATACCGCCTGATTGAAAAGGTCGTCTATTACTTGTTCGTTCATATTTTATAGATCTGAATAATTTACTGCACCACCTTGAGCAGGAGCGGCTTGTTGTTGAGTACTTTGAATTCTACTTTGATTGATCAAATCAATTAACGCCATTTGATCTCCGTCATCATCAAATTTAACAGTTCCTACCTTAACTCCATTCTTGAATAGATCTATTTGATCTTGAGTAGAGAACCATGATGAAGGTGTTGCTTTTACAGATAGTGTTGGATCAATAGACATTAACGCTCTATTTACGTCAACAACACTGTCTTCGTCTGGAGATATTCCCATTATTATATCAGAAGCATTAGCTGGTTCACCCTCATACATAATCACTGTTTCAGACAAAGGTAAAATTTCTGCTACAGGAGCGTATCCTATTCCAGTTGTAGCCATTTGTAATCCTGGAGTAATTCCACCTGCTCTAATAACTCTGTCAACATTTCTAATTGATTGAGGCATCAAGAATCCAACTAATCCTCTAGCAATAAGATCAGCATTCATGCCCTCCTGATTCTGATCAAAAGATTGAGGCGCAGAACCATCATTAAAGTTAATAGTTATAACTCCATTATTTCTATCAATAGATCTAATTTTTGGATTTTGACTTGCAAAGAACTGTGCTGCAATTTTAGACCTAGTAGGGTCTCCAGTTATTAGATCTCTCAAGCTGCTTCCTACCTGATCTTCTCTAGGAGCATTTCCTCCTCCTCCTCCTCCGCCACCAGTAGAGATAGGCATAGGAGTTGCTTTCTTAGATACTCTAGCGTCAAACATTGCGGTAAGTTTTTCTTTAACTTCCTTTACCTGTTCGTCTGTCGGAATAAAGTTTCCATTAACGTCTCTATATATGTTCTTTCCTCCAGCCTTCGACTGATCATCCACAGCGTTGTATCCTCCAAGGTAGTCACCCATAATAGAGATTACATTTTTTGGATTACTAATCATGGAGTCGATGTAAAGGTCTCTAGACTTCTTGTACTCTGGATTGTTCATTTGAGAATCAGTAGCAAGTACTCCATTTCTCCTTAGTATTTCAACAACTGATCCTATTGACTCAACTCCTTTATCTAACTGTGCGTTAACATCGTACTTCACCATCTCCTGCCCTAATCCTTGAGCTAGAACAGCAGTGTTCATCATCTTTCTAGGGTCAGCAACTGGGTTACCATTCTCGTCAATACTTGTAATATACATAGACCCATCAGGAGCTACATACAAAGTCTTATCCTTAAGGTTTCCGTACTTAAAAAGTTCTTCCTTTTGTTGCTGCTCTTCCCAAGGCATCTCTCCTTTAGCCAATCTTTCCATTGACTTTTTGTAAGATGCATCAAATTCTTTCGCAGCCTTATCTAAGTTATTAACGCCAGCACTCATGTTCTCCATAGCCATTCTATACTGAGCTGGTGTAATTACACCTCTCTTCAATAGATTGTTATTTGTAAGAGCGAGGTTTTTCATCTCGTTAGTACCGTTCAAAACTAAGTTTCTAACGTACTCTTGCTCTGGAGCAGTAACTTGTGATGCTGATCTAATTAAATCAGTATTAAGTTTATCTAGTTCAGTTCTCTGGGCTTCTCTATCTTTAGATATTCTAGTGATCTCATCAGACAATCCCTTACCTATCTTTCCCCAGTCTACCTGAGACTCGGTTCCTCTCCTTACGTAATTATAGTATGTTGACATTTTTATCTACCAGGAAGAATTAGTGGAACTTTAGGAAGAGATGGAGTTTTCTTAGGTGCTCTTACTCCATAAGTACGAGATGGTCCTATATTTACACTAGGAGCAACTCCAAAGTCAGCAGTAAGATTAAAGCCTTGAGGAGCATTTTTGTAAAGATCTTTTAACATATTTTGATCCATTCCTTGAAGCCTAGATCCAACTACGCTCATTTCAGCTGGTGTAAGACCTGCACCATATTTCTTTAAAACTTTATCGCTTAAATCTCCTCCATACAAATCGGCAGCCTCATAAATTGTTGACATTGCTCCCTGTAAACCTCCAAATGCACTCTCAACACTTTGAGCTCTCAAAGCTTGAGCATCAGCAGCAGCTTGTTGAGCACCAGCGGCTTCACCTAGATCTATCTCTGCCTGAATATCTCTAAGTCTAGATTCTTCTGCTGCGATTGCTTTATCTCTTTCGTATAGGTCTTGCTGCATGTTCATTCTAAGTTGCTCCGCTCCAATTTGAGCTTGTCTCTGAAGACCAGCTACACCTCCAAGGACAGCTCTCTGGCCAGACTCTCTCAAGGCTTCTATATTTTGAGTCACTGCCTCTCTATTTAAATCAGAAGCCATCTCATAACCTTCTAGAGGAACTTGAAGCTGCTCAGCGAAGTTTACGCTAAATTTTTTTCTAGCGTCATCCATGTACTTTGCTGCTGCTTCCTCAGCCTCTCTCATTTGCCTTTTTTGTTTTGCTGCCTGTGCAAATGAAGCGCCAGCAGATCCTAAAGATGCTGCTGCTGAACCTATTGCTGCGGCTCCTTGTATCGTTGCGAGTGTCGCTGCTGTTATTGCTCCCATATTACTTTTATCATTTCTTGTGAGTTACTCGTTCCTTTATTAAAACCACATTCAACGTAAGCGTTTATTAATGATTCATTTTTAAGGCTCGAGTAAATGTATTTCTTTCCACTTATCTTAGCTAACTCCTCTAGAGTTAGTATTAGCAATTCTATAGCTTTCTTTCTATTCTCCTTGTGCCTGTATTCCATGTTAGACACAATGAACTCTAGCCAAGCTACACTAGAGTTAGTAACATACAGAAAACCAGCAACAACTGGATAGTCCTCGTCACACACCATAAATCCTCCCTCTCCATTCTCTGGTAGAAAATCTGCTGGAGGAGGTGTCCATCTCCAGTCTTTCCACCACTTAACTAAGTTCTCTTCGTAATCCTGACAATTCAATTTTCTGACGTGCAGCATAATGCAAATTTACGGAAAGGATTTGAATACATCTGAACGAATAGCAAATAATTCAACAGCAAATGTATCATCATTTGTTACAGTATAATCTCTTGAGATAACTGGTCCACAAAAAAATACTTGATTTAATCCAGTATTAGACTCGTAAACTAAATCACCAACACTAATCATTGAGTCAATTGCAAAAGAAAAGTTAACCACAGTAGATGCTGGAGTTGAAGCATTAACTGATGTAGAAGACCCAATACCTTGAGTAGATCTTAGGCTTAAGTTTGGAGTTGCACTATCTACTCCTCTAATAAATGAGAAGAAAGTAGCTTCCTTATTTTCAAAGTAAGACTTTTCAATAAATCCAGACTCTAGATCAGTAATTAAAGTTGCAGACCAAGCAGCGTTAGATTCAAGAGCTATTGTCTTGAAAACCTTCTTCTCGATAGGAGACTGGTTTATAATGCCTCTAACCATTGATGGTGTAAATGAACCATAGAAAGTGTTTCTATTCTCATTTGCATTGTGCCTGTATAGGTTTCCTCCCTTAAATGTGTAGAAAAACTGATTCATGCCTATCATGAAATCTGGATAGTATGAATAGAATGAAGGCCATCCTTCAACTCCTGGGCTATATGTTAGTGTGTAGTTTGCCATAGTTTAACAAGGTCCTCCCCAGCTTGAAGTTACTCCAACTCCATCAATTAATAATGTCTCTCCTGAAGCAGGAGCTGAGACAGTCTTATAGTGTGTATTGTTACCATTCAATGGTGTAGTAAGCCCTACGTTTGTGTATAGTACCTTACCCAATGTTACTACCGCATTAAATAAAGAAGATGCCGATCCAGTAATATACACTGTAATTGGTGTCCCAGTACCTGCACAGGCAACAGATGAACTACCCCATCCATAAGTATTAGGAGATGTAGTTACATCAAAGTAAATAGTGAACTGACTTTGATCCGCTGGACACATTGCTTTCGCTATAACCACTCCAGACGAATTTACTTGTATGTAATTACCAGAGACAACTTTATAGAATCCAGCAGCTAAAGGTGTTGTCCCTTCATCATCACTAAATACTAGGTCTCCGATCTCTGGCTCTGTCTCTCCAACCCCACCGTCAACATTTTCAAAGTAATAAGTCTCAGTTATTGCTGATGAGCAAGCGTTAGCT